TGTGCATTTCATAGTACGCATTGTACCATCTTTCTTCAGAAAGTCAACAGTCACAGGACCGTATTTGAGATGGCTAGTCAGCCAGTCCCGAAATGCTTTTTGTTCTTTTGGTGTAGTTGTTGAATAATTAAAAGTTGTCATATCAAAGTTCTCCATGTTAAAAATATCTTTCGTTCAATGTCTCTAGTATACTCATAATCCAATCAATTGTCAAGTTCTCGGGTTTCGTTTTGGAATTGTTTTTCCATTTTTACTTCGCTATACAAATAATCGTACAGTTCTTTAATGCCACCAATGTATTTTGCATCGTGGTATATGTGGGGAACAAAACTAGTTTCGGGAACTAATATTCTCAATTGTTCTATTGAATAGTCTTGACCCAATATGAATAGTTTATATTGTCGCCTACATACTGTCAACAGCGTTTCAACTTTATCAGTTGTTCTGCTTCCCTCTGCACCATAAACATAATACGTCATGGAGCATTATACACCTGCACAAATTCACTTGGCTCATAATGTAGTATTGCAGTTTTGAGTGTACCCTTGAAATCGTATGTTATTTGATAACTTTTAACCACATCATAATAATTTTGATGCGTCACAAGATTACATACAGGATTTGAAATTCCTTCGGTCTTTGCAATTATCGGAGAACTAACAGACGCATTACTATAATGTGTAGTTCCGTGATATCTTTCACAGTAATTTTTTGTTGTCATGTGTGCCACTTTCTCTATTATAGGTTTCTTTGAAATGACCTTTGCCATATAGATTCCACTTTGAGTAGAAGAATCTTCGACAAGAACAACTTCAGATTTTGCGCTAGATGCAAAAAAAGAAATTGCTATAATACTATGTAGCACACTTAACTTTTTCATAATTACTGAATCACATACACACTCGTAACTGTTTTAACTCTTACCGTATTTCCTGGATCATTTTCCATACGAACTGTGCGTATTTGTCCAAAATATTCGAACGTAACATCATATCCAGTGATGATTTGTTTATATTCTCTATCGTTATATGGAATGCAACGTTGAATCATTTTAGACTGACCTGCACCAACAACGCCACCAATGACTGGAGGTGATGGAGATAAGTCTTCAACTAGTGTGCATGATTGACGAATAACGCTGTAGACTTTAGAAGTTGTAATGGGCTGAAGTCTTACGACCCTAGCCAAATCATATTTTACGTAATCGTCACCAGAATTTTGATTAGACTCTGAAATAAAACTTCCACCACCAAAGATGGATGGTCCAGCAATAGAATTGCTTATTGCAAAAACGCTAATTAATCCAGCAACTAAAAATTTCACTTTGAACTCCCAACGATAGCATTAATTATTGCAGTTAACCAAAACACCGACATTACAGTTTCCCACGTTACGGGAATGTTTGCGGAAAACAAAGTATTAACCGCAGATAATGTAATGTATGAACCTAGAATGTACAACGACACCCAAGCAATCAATGCACCAACAATGATGCCAGCAGTTGTTTTTTCGGGCGCAAGTGTAAACGGACCAATTTTCATAAACTCTCCTATATGTTACTTTAAACAGTATAACACATCATATATGGCATGTCAAAATGTATTTAACGATGGTTCGAATTCGGCAATCAATTCACGCTCACGCTGGTGTGCGGGTTTACGTCCACGAATCACTTCAAGAACTTCATATTGCCAAGTCGCACCAGCCAAGTCACGCAATGCAGTACACATTGCCCAATTTTTGTTTTCGCACTTTGCACGACTCACATGTTTTTGCCAACGGATTTTAACCGAACGGGTATAGGCTTGACCCTGTGCAACAGTCAGACCAACATATGAATCGCCAGTATCCACGCACGTAACTTTGTACAGTACATGGTTTCGGTCGGAACGTTTCTTTCTCAATGTCATATGACTAGTATAGCATAGTAGGACAACAAGTCAAGGGTTATTTTGACTTTTGTTGCAGAAAAACAACAAAAACCCCCTCTGAAACCTGCCAAAAACTTGGTTTACCATAAATAATGTTGAATTAATCATTTTGTTTTAGGAGTAAACATGGCAGAAGTAGTACTATCAGAAAAGAAACCATTGTCCCGTAGTGAACGTGAGGCAAGTATTAAAGATAAAGCGGGATGGTTGATTACTGTTCTAGCCGCTTTGCTTGCAATCAATACATATATTTCAAGTGGCAATAGCAGTAAAGTATTGAACAATACAATTAGTGCAAACAATACTTGGGCATTCTATCAAGCAAAATCAGTTAAACAAACTCTTGCTGAGATGGCTAGAGATGATGCTATTGACAGAAAACAATTTGATAAAGCAGAAAAGCTAACAGCCAAGATTGACAGATATGAATCTGAACCTGCAACAGGTGAAGGTAAAAAAGAACTAATGGCAAAAGCAAAAGGCCTTGAGGCCGAGAGAGATCAGATTCGTAAGTCTGGTCCTTGGTTGACGTTTGCAGGTTCTGCATTTCAAATCGCAATTGTTTTATTGACAGCCAGTATTCTAGCTGTTAGTATGTCGTTATATTTTGCTAGTATCGGTGTTGGGCTTTTTGCCGCAATACTAATGAGTCAAGGTCTGTGGCTTTGGCTACCAATCGTTCTATAAAGCTAATAGTCTTTATAATATGTTTAATAATTTTAAGTGCAAGTGCAGAAAAGACTAAAAAAGACGAAACGTTAAAGTGTGTCCGTTGGGGATGGACTGGTGATGTTTATGAGAGAAAAGTATACTGCTTAGAGTGGGTCAAAAAAGATTGCTCACAACGACTTCACAAAGAAATATGTAAACAGGAATAAACAAATGATAGATCCAATCACAGCACTAGCGGGTATTACATCCGCAATCAGTATGGTCAAAAAGGCAGCCAAAGTTGCCAATGACCTAGGCTCTCTTGCCCCAATGATTGGCAAGATGTTCGATGCTAAGAGTACGGCAACTAAAGCATTGATGGAGGCTAAAAGTTCTAAGAAAGGTTCCAACATGGGAACCGCACTTCAGATTGAGATGGCGCTTGAACAGGCCAGAGCATTTGAAGAGGAATTGAAAATGCTGTTTATGCAAACAGGCAAGATTGATGTATGGAACAAGATCAAGGCTCGTCAAGCTGAAATGGATGCAGACGATGCCCAAGAAATAAGACTCTTCAATGCCAATGAGCGTAAGCGTAAGCAAAAAGAAGAAGAGTTAAATGAGTGGGGAATGATTATAGGTGCAGTTGCATTTGTCATATTCATATTTGGTATCGGTACTTATGAATTGATAGAATGGTGCCAAACAAGTGCTAGGTGTGGAAGATGAACGAATACCAAAAAACATTTGATGTGTGTATAAAAATATTTGTTTATGGTTGTGTAGCGTTATACTTCTTGGGATTTCTTAAATTCTTACCAGACGACCTATCAGATAGAATAGTCAACGGGTTGATAGGAAAGTTTTTACCGTTTTAGCCTATGAAAACATATCGTTCTATTTTTGTGAGTGATGTTCATTTAGGTACCAAAGATAGTCAAGCAGATAAGTTAAATAACTTTTTAAAGCATAATACTTGTGACACACTATATCTAGTGGGTGATATTATTGATGCATGGCGTATACAACAAAACAACTGGCGATGGAAACAAAGCCATACCAATGTAGTGCGTAGAGTATTAGGTCACGCAAAACGTGGCACTAGAGTTGTTTATATAGCCGGGAATCACGATGAGTTTCTTAGACCAATGATACCATATGGTTTTAGTTTTGGTCTTGTTGAAATTCACAATCAAATAGAACATATAGGTGCAGACGGCAAGCACTATCTAGTCACGCATGGAGACTTGTTTGACGGCATTACTAAACTGGCACCGTGGTTAGCCTTCTTGGGAGATAAAGCATATGACTTCATCCTTTCTGTCAATAGTAGGTATAATTGGCTACGTCATCGCATGGGTTTTGGGTACTTTAGCATTAGCAAGTTTCTTAAACACAGAGTTAAAAAGGCAGTAGACTTTATGTTCAAGTTTGAAGAAAACTTGGCCAATTACTGTAAGAAGCGAGGTTTTGATGGAGTTATATGCGGACACATACATCACGCAGAGATTAAAGAAATTAATGGTGTTATGTATATGAACGATGGCGATTGGGTTGAAAGTTGTACAGCACTTGTAGAACATCATGACGGCCGCTGGGAAATTATAACTTGGACTAAGGAGAAAGACAATGATGAAACTGTGTGATAAAATTACTATTGTTGTGCCTTGTAAGAATGAAGAAAATTATATTCATCATTTATTAGATGCTTTACGTAATCAAGACATAGGTGACACTAGAGTAATCATTGCTGACTGTTCCACCGATGCCACTAGACAAGTTATTAAGGATAACAGTATTGGACTGAATGTTGAAATCGTTGATGGTGGTCCAGTGTCTATTGCTAAGAACAATGGAGCAAGGCTAGTCACTACTCCGTACATTCTGTTTATCGATGCTGATGTTCGATTCTTTAAAGATACAGTTATTCAAGATTCTGTTAACAAGATGGAATTAAAGAAACTGCATCTTATTGGACTAAACATCAAATGTTACGATAAAGATATACGTGCAAAGATTGGCTTTACTGCATTTAACCTAATTAATCACACATTAAAATTCTTTTCACCATTTGCAGTTGGTGCATTCATGTTGACACGTAAAGATAAGTTTGAAGAGTATGGTGGGTTTCCTGAAAACTTTTCAACGTCTGAGGACTATTTCTTATCCAGAAAGTATAGTCCTAAAAAGTTTAGGATTATTAAACATCATTTTGGTCAGGACAGTCGCAGGTTCAGAAAGATGGGCTATATGGGTATGGCCAAGTATTTAACAAAAAATTTTATTAATCGCAATAACAAGGCTTACTGGGATAGTTTAGACTCATCTAAATATTGGAATTAAACCAGACACCAAATAGTAGCACATTACTTTGGTGCCGGTGATCTCTTCTTAGGCGCAGTAGTAGTTTTAGCTACTTGTTTTTTTGGCGCACGTTTAGCAATAGACGCAGGAGGATTCTTAGTCCATGCTTGCTCTTTTGCTGGCGCAGGTTTTGATTCTGCTACTGGTTCAACCTTAGCGTCTACAGCCGCAGTAGTTTCTTTGATATTTTTA